ATTCCGACCCGTGGGTATGGTTTAGAATTTAAAAAAATTGAGGAAAAAAGATAATGAAACTAACCAGTAAACAAAAAGAACACTACAAAGCACAACAGGACGCATTTTTAAGCCTCGCTGATCATGCGAGGAAGATTAAGACGGATACTATGGAACATTTTGCGCAAGGCTACCGGGGTAATATTATGTTCGTGCCTAAAACGGCTAAACAATACCCACTTGTAAAGGGTCAAAATATATATGTCCATGGTATAGCCGATGTATTTAACGAAGACATGATTACGGTATTAGTTTCGCCTATGAAAAAGGACGGAAAAACCCTTAGTAGCCGTACTGTTGCGATACCTATAGAACTTATAGAGGTGCAAAAATAACACATACCCATTGTTAATACATACCATTTAATATGTTTTAGTATTGACAATGGGGCTATATAAGGCTAAATTACTTATATACTGTTTAATAATAAATTTTAAGAGGTGCAAAATGTCTAAAAAACTTATGGAAATGGCGCGAGTATTCATTAACCCGAAGATACGCGAACAATTTGAAATTGAAAAACAAGAAGGTTGCCACTGCCCGCTATGCGGCAAGTATGCGAAAGTCTATAGACGTAAGCTTAATTCAGGAATGGCGAGTAGATTAATTAAGCTATACAACGCTACGGATATTTTTGCTAATACTGATTATCTACATATATCGGACTTTTTAGGTAAAGGAATGCACCCGACGGATTTTTCAAAACTTAAATTTTGGGGGTTAATTGAATCCATGCCTAACGATGATCCTTCTAAAAGGTCTTCCGGGTACTGGCGAATCACATACGACGGGATGTTATTTGTTCAAGGTAACAAACGCGTAAAGTCACACTCTGTAGCGTATAACGATGAATTTATATGTTTAGATGGCAACGAAGTAGACATTAGAGATTGTTTAGGTAAACATTTCGACTATGCCGAGTTGATGGGGGAATAATGGATAAACTACAAATACCCTTCTTTAAAAAAGAACATAAAGCGAGCGCTAAACATTTCGATAGAATTAAGGTATTCGCACATATTAACGATATGGCATATATACATATTATTGATAGTAATATACAAAATGTAGAAGGCTATTCTTTTTATGATGCCGAAGAATTCTTCCCGGAAGATATTTACGAAAAATTAATCGAATTGTATAAAAACAAGTTCGTTATCGTAGATTTTATAGGAATAGATCAGTATTGCTCTTATGCCGGCGACGGTGATTTTGTAGCGCATGATTACGAAATACAGGGCGTGGAGTTATGGGGCGGAATGTCTTTTAATAATGCCATTAATCACATTAATAATAAAAAGAAAGTAAAATAAAATGAAATCACCATACGCACAAATAAATAAAAAAGAGGCAATATTAGCATGGCTAGTATTGTATGGAAGATTAAGCACAAATGACGCGGAATATATGGCGGTTAAGAACCTACATAACTATATATATGAATTACGTTGCGCCGGCGCAGTAATCGAAACGAAGAGGGGTAGCGGTTCACGTTGTACGGTCTATATACTTAAAAGAATAAACCAACGCGCAGGCGAAAAAATTACGTACATGATTCGCCACATGTTAAAAGTGGGGGCTATTACCAACGAAAATTTAGACTGGTACTATTTACCTAAAGACACTCCGAAAGAAGGAAAAGATTTAATAAAAGTGTTAATGATAGTTCTTATTATTTTCGCTTCGTTGTTTTTTGGCCTGTATATGGTGTAATATAAATACGGGTTGCTTCTACGAAGCGAAATATAGCGGGCTTTATGCTCGCTATATTTTTTCTAAAACCCTAGCTATAAATCCTTTTTTATCGCGCCCTTTAAATTTACCGTTACCGTGAGTTTCGAAAGATAGCTTTTTATAGAAATACATATAGTGTTCTAACGCGGTTAAGCCTAAAGATTTTTCGTTCTGTAGGAGTGTTTTTAGATTAGCGCCTTCTTCCCGGAAAATAGAATCTAATTCTTGCTTAGTTTTAGCGTCCCTATACCTTGCGGTTAATCGTTGATATTCTCTATACAATTTTCTTCATACTCTTCTTTATCGTAGACATTCCAGTACTTACATAAGTGTTTTTTATACTTGTTAAGGAATAATTCGCCTTTAGTGTCGCCTATAAGCGACAAAACTACCGAACTACTAGGTATAGGTGGATAAGGGCAATATGCCACGGGTGGTTTACTTGCGCACGCGGTTAAAAAACTCGCGCAGGCTACTACCGTCAACGTCAGGCATCGCATCTATTTTTTCCCCTTTCCTATAATCTTCTACCGCTTCTTCCGCTGTCTTTTCCCCGGAAGATTTTTTCCCGAACAAACTACCAGTAATAAAAGATAGTATAAATTGAATAACAGCGGAAATTATAGCAGTCATTTATTCAGCTTTGCATTCTACGCTAGCTTCGCCACCTAATAGGCGTTCTGCTAAACAGCCGTATTTTACTACACCGGCAGTACCTAGCGCGCTACCTATTACGATTACAGCGGTAACAATTGCAAGGGCTACTTTTTTACTTAAAAGTTTTTTCCACATATTTTTTACTCCGTTTTTGTTCATATTAGAATTGTATTTATTATAACATATTATTTAATATAGTTAGATACTTCAAAATTAGGGCAAGTTTTGTGGCTATTGAACTCATTATGTCCATGCGCCGTAATATCAAGCCCGAATATGTTTTGACACGAATTATAAAGCGATTTTAAGGCCTTGAATTGTTCAGGGGTAAAACTATCCCTGCCTACTAAACAAATACCTATAGATTCGTCGTTATGCCCTTTGGCGTGCGCGCCCGATAGTTCTACAGGCCTGCCGAATTCTATTAGTCCGCTTCTTCTAATTACAAAATGGTAGCCTATATCGCTAAAATTGCGGTCGTTTATATGCCAGTCCTTAATGGTTTTAGCGCCTATATCCATAGAAGCCGGCGTATCGCTACAATGGACTATAACTTTATTTATGTTTCTCATTAAACAGCCGGTAACAATGCGTTATAAATAGCTATACTACCACCAGTAACCGAACCACCCGCGGCAAGGTAAACGACAATACGCCATATAGTAGCTTGTAACTTGTCTATACGTGCATGCGCCCTTTTGTTTTCCTCTTTAGTTGCGGAATCTTTTTCTAAAGATCTTATTCGTAATTCATGGTCTTTATGCACTACCTTAAAATCGCTAATAACTTCGGACAATTTATGCCCCATGTCGTCCATTTTAGTATTAATTTGAGCCATGAAATGCCCTAATTCGAAAGCCGACATATCCTTACTGTCCCTTTTTTCGTTATTCATTAGGATACATTCCCTTTAGTTATTAAAGTTTTTAGCTTTGTTGTTAATGAAGGTTTTACTTCTACCATTTCAGGCGTTTCTTTAACTTTTAGCGGACTATAAACACCGTCTAACATGGTTACGCCTGCGGGGGTATTATATTCCATAGGTTCAGGGCTTATAGTTACTCCGTCGGTTAAAATATCCGGTATGCTTCGCCCCTGTTCGTCGGCTGTAATTAAATAGTTACATAGTTCGCCGTGCGGATTAAGTAGTACCGGGAAGTATTTAGTTTTGTCATATCTTATAAATGGGTGCGGAATGTCCAACATGTCGGCATTCTTATACTTTGTGGTAATTTCTAAGTATTCTACGCCGTCTACCTTTAAAATGTCCCCTTTAGCTAACCCAGTCGAAGCTTTATCTTTTTCGTCGCGGAATCGTGACAATTTTTTATACTTCTTATCGCCGATATGTAAATCACCGTCTAACTTGGTGCGTCCGTTGTTCGCCCATGGCGGATCTTGCGCTACGTAGGTAGCACTAACTTTAAGTGTTTCCCTCTCTAATAACATAAATATAAACAATGGAATTTCGCCATGCCCTAAGTTGTAAGGCGGGGAAGATTGTATATATCGCTGTTGTGCGTATATCGTCCATGATGCCGGCTGTGTTAGGTAAATCGTAGTTACGTATGAAGTCGAAAGATAATCAGCCGTCCCGTCGAATATTTTAGCATGGAAACCATAAGTAGCCCCGGCGTTAGATTTCAATTGTGGGTAAAACCCATATTCGCCCCCCGGAAGGGCTAATAAAGCATCTACAGCGGTACTAACCGCGCCAGTAGTAGATTTTAACTTACTTTGCGATACAGCCGAAGCCGCTAACATGGCTTCCGTTACGTATAAATTCGCTAAAACAGGCGCGCCGGCATCCTTTGCGAACATCGCTATAGGATTATCCCGTACTTTAGTCATTAAACCCGTAGTTAAAGGGCTATCCGGGTCTATTTCACTATTTAAAATCGCTGTATATGTCATTTTTTAGCCTTTTATAATATGTTGTTTTTTACTTATTCTTCGTTGCATTGGAAAAGCACAAGTAACGGCGTTTTCTATATGCCAATCTTCGGCGCGTTCTTTAGTTTTCTCTAAGTTTATAGCCCTTTTTACACCGTGGAAATACTCGCATCTAGTACACATACTAGATATTTCTACCGGCTGAAAATTATACTTCGGGCATGATGTCGTAGCTTCCGGGTCGGTAATTGGTTTCCCGTGGTTCATATCTATTTTTACTTTAAAAGTTTCGCTGTTCGACAATTTAGTACCCTTTTTTTATCTATTTATTAATATTAGCATACACTTGATTAATTAAGCAATTTTGTAGCCGTCGTCGCCGTTACTCATAAATCCTAAATCGTCCGATATAAATATATAATCCGCTTGGTTGGCTTCGCTTTCGGCCGTGTAATCTAGAAGAGTATTCGCCCCTATATCCCCGATCTTAGAGCCTAAACCGAATTCTAAACCTTCGTAAGTGTACGTAGTCCCCTGTATTTTCTCTAATCTTTTAGTAATAAGGAATTTTAGGGCTAATTGTGCGCCGTCGGTATCCTGAATACCTCTAGAAGATACGGTAATAACGTCCCCGGTTCGTATTAGGCTATCTTTAGCGTCTAGAGAAAAGGAAATACGGCGCGGAGTTGTCGCGAATAAGTTTAAGGTACGCCCGGCAATTTCTAAGGCCGCCCCGCTAGTAGTAATCCATCTACTATTTATTTCTAGGGTAGATTTAATCCCGTATTCGTTAGCGCCTTCCGCGTCCGTGTCTATTTGTGCGTACACATTCGAAAAGTTTTCGTCTTTATTTTCTTCTACCGGGTCGAATTGTCCATATCTTACGATTACTTCGGATATTCTAGATTTCTCTTCGTCTTTTACCCCCATGCTATCGTTAATAATATTAACATCGTCATTTATGGATTGCGGGGTAGTTATACCCGCCGGGAACGATACTTTAAACTTAATTTCCTGTACTACTTCGTCCCACCACATATAAGACATAGCCGAGGATAAAACCTCTTCGACTAGATTTTTAACCCCTGTAGGCGTTGTAATAACAGCCGTCATATTATTAGAAGCTAACTTATCGTCGTTTTCGGCTTCCCATTCTGCGGAAGGGATATAGGCGGGGTCTATACTAGCGTATGTAGTTAGTAGATCCTCTAGAATATCGCTAGGTTTTTGTGCTGTATATAATAGGCATACTTGTACGCTATCGGCGGCCGTATGCGCGGCGGCCACGGTGTTATATAACCCACGGGTTAAACCTGTTAAGGTATCGGTACTTTTACCGGTGTAAGATAATATTTCTCCATTTATTCGAATAGTTCCCGAAGTTCCGTAATCGGTAGTGTACCCGGAAGCTAATACCAACGAAGTAGCGGCGTCCGTTATATCCGCGTTTAATTCTCCGTCGCTTAATACGGGGGCTTTCGCGCGCGTGGCGTCGGCAAGCTTTAGAATATCTTTAGCTATAATTTTTACTTGGCCGTTAGCGTTAGCGGTTTCGATACGGTCGATAAAATATACGCGCTCTTCGAAATCCTGTTCGAATGTAGTATCGAAGTTACCTTCGTAAATATACCCGGTTCGGATAATAAGTTTACGATTAACGTAGAAAGGATTCCTAGCCTTTAATTTACCGAAGAAGCTACCTTGCGTATTAGCGTCGTAAGTTCTATCGGATATATAAGGATCTACGCCTCTATCGTGATGCGGAAAATCTCTAAAAGTTACCGTAACGCTTGCACGTTGCCCTATGCCGTTAGGTTGTATCTTTGTAGGGGCTACCTGTATCTTTTCTAGTGCCGGGAACGCTGTAATTCCTGCGGGTAGATTCGCTAGCTTATCTATGAATGTGTAAGTTTTAGTCGATGCCGTATAGTTGGCCTGATCCTGACACGATTTAAACGTATTGTAGCATTTATCCGCACCGCTCGCAGTACATGGGGATACGCCGAATTCGTTACCGCAATAGTCTAAAACTAGTTCTGCTATCGTAACCGGTTTTCTACCTCGTTCGCCTTTAAGTAGATCGTAGGTAGAACTTCCGCCCGGTGAATCTATTATAGTCATAAACTACCCCTATTTTTTTAATTTTGCGCGTAATGCTCTTTTTTTTGTTGCTATATCCGTTAAGAATGCGTCTTCTTCCGGGTTTTTAAGGAAATAGGCTTCGGATTCTCGTAGTAATTTATTAGAAAAATTTTGTAATTCTTCTTTAATAGGCTCGTTATGTACTACTTTAGCTATTTCCGCGTCTAGAATTTCTTTAGCGGGTCTTTTGTAGCCTTCATGCATACATAAAACATAGTTTTTAGTGTACCATCCGCCGTTAGGCATGATAACGAACATAGCTTCGGTTATTCTACGTTCGTTTACCGCTAATTCGCCCTCTAGAAATTCTTTTTCTAGCTGTTCGGTTGCTGTTAATTCTTTATCGGCCATACTATGCTACCTCTATAATTGTTAAACTTGAAGATCCGTAGGACGTTCTAGAACCCCCACCCGTTGCCCGGAAATTAAACGTAGTCGCACTTGTGGAAGTATTCGCGAATTTAGTTTTATGACATATTCCATAACCTATATTAGAGGCTGTAGCATTCTGCGAAATATTAGTACTAAATCCGGTAGAGAAAGTCCCGCTACCGCCCGATTGCGTAAAGTCTACTTTATGGGTGTTAGCGTTATTATACCACATGGCGGTTCCGGTCAAATAAATAGTAGATGGGTTCGCTTGTGGTGTATAAGCTTGTGATAATATCGTTACTGTACCTGTTCCGCTTGTAGAGCTACCCGCACTATTAAACGCGTGGCCTAATAATCCACCACCCGCGCCGCTTGGGGTCTGCCATTCCGGGGCGGTCGCGCCCGCGTTCATAGTTAATACTTGGCCGGCTGTTCCCTTGGCTAATCGTTCGTGAATAGAAGCCCCGCGGAAAATTATGTCCCCTTGTGTAGTAGCCGGAGAAATATTCGTTAATGCTGTACTAGCTGTAGATACATCGCTTAGATTATTCGATCCTAACATATCCCCGATAGCTGTATCGTCCGCGTCATAGAGGCGAATATCTTCGATAGTAGTAGTTACGCCATTTAATGCGTAAACTACGTCATAACTACCGTTAGTTACTTTAGCCGTAGCAAGGCCGTCTAAACCGGTGGGTATTGGATTGTCTAGGGGCGTGCTTTCGTCGTTTTCCCATATATCCGCTAGATCTGTAGTACCTGTATCGTAGACGTAAACATCGACGTTATTAGCTGTTCGGCCTAATCTATCCCGTATAGTTACATAAAGTCTTTGCATTATTCTATATACCCCGTAATTTTCAAGTTTACCGCCATAAGCCCCGGATTATTATGCTTCGGACTACCTATTTTACCATTAGTTACGGAATAAGCCACTTCTAAAGGATAATCGGTATAATTCCAAGCTACGTAAAACGGGTATAGTTCCGCGTGCTTAATAAAAGGTAGCCAATCGGAACGCGCGTAAGCGTCCGCCATGAATTCAATATTTAAAACACTCGAAAAACCTTTATTCTTAATAGAGCGTCCTAGAAGTAGCCCTGTATCGCTTTTGTTGTCTTCGTACTCTATTAGTCGTCCAAGGGACGGCGGAGTAAATGCGCCATACACTCCGTAAGCAGTAGTCATAACATCCCCGAACTTTATATCCGCGATTGTTACATCTACATTATTATTATCAATTATAAGTTTCCATTGCGCGGAAGATTGCGACGTAAATACTTGCATATTCGGCACGGTGTCCGCTGGTGTAATGGTGCTACTAGCATCCGCCCACGCGCTACCCGTCCAATATTGTAGCTTTAGAGTTCCCCCGGCCGCCGCTAGGTTAGATTTATAGAATGCTATGTAATCCGCTGTTCTAGCTTCGTCTAGGGTTATATCGATCTCGTAAGCTGTAGCGGAAGCCGCTAGCGTCATATTATCATAAATAAGATTATCGTAGAGGTTAGTAAATGGGCTCGCTGTATCTTCCGTACCAACGGAAAACACGTAACTAATCGCGTTTTCCATAATATTTTTATAACCTATTTTTAACTTACTCATATTAACCCCCTACGTTATCGGCTTGCGCTTCTTCGATACGGGCTATTAATTCCCGGATAGATTCTTCCGGGACGTCGCCGGTCGCGCTATTAATTGTAATATTTATAGAAGATCCGCTATTACCCGAATCGGCCGAATTACTAACGGGGATACCTATTTCGTCTACTTCGCGGGTGGGTACTGCTACACCACCGCCCCCGCCACCCGAAGACACGCTACCACCACCGCCGAAGGAAGCGGAAGCAATAGAGGAAATTTGCGAGGCTTTAGCCGCCGCCGCCGTAGCCGCGAATGCTACACCTACTACGGGATTACCGCCACTAATACGTACTCCGTAATCGTAAGCGTTAGCAACGGTAGCCTGCGCCCCCATAACGGCCTCGGCCAATCGTGCGGCCTTGTTTATATTGAATAATACTTTATTATTACTTGCTTCCTGCGCTAGTAATCCCCTAAATTCGGCTTCTTCTTTTTTATGCCTAGCGGCTTCTTTTTTAGTGCGGTCTAATTCGACTTTCTCGTAAGCCTTGTTAAACTTCTTAATATTCTTTAATCGGTCGTCGTATATTTGTTTCTGTTTGTCCGCTATGGCTTGCGCCTCGATAATTTCGGGGCTATCTTCGCCCTTGCCGGATTGCTTCCCTAAAGTATCGGCTTCTTCGGCTATAATTTCCTCGCGCATGGCGTTACGCTTTTCTCTTAGTTCCTGTAGTTTCTCGATAACCTCGCCTAACTCACCTTGTAAATTTTCCGGCGTATTACCAAGTAATCCGAAGAAAAAGCCTTCGTTATCTTCCGCTATTATGCCTTGTAGTTCGCGCGCTTCTAGGGTTAAGTTCGTAATCTGTTGTGTAAGTTCACCGAATTCTTTTTTAGATTCTACTAAGTTACCTTCGCGGAATTCTGCTAGAAGTTCCCTAGATCCTGTTACTAGGCTCTTCATAATATCTACGGCGCTCTTCATAGCGCCCGTTAATCCTGCGTCCCCGATTTCTACTACTAATTTATTGATTTCGTCCCCTAGATTAGAAAGGGATACGTTTAAAGTGTTAGCCTGTTCGTCCATTGCGCCGGCGAATTGTACGTCCCCGATAGATTTTAAATATTCTTCGATCTCGCCCGCATTTTTACCGATTGTAGTAGTTAAACCCTGAAAAGTAAACGCTACATCGTCCCCCTGCGAACTTGCTTTAATACCGAATTCTTTTAAACGTTCGAATTCCCCGGTAGCCGCATCCGCTACGGCTTCTATCATTTGATTAAGGGACATTCCCATCGCCGAAGCGGTGTTACCATACGAGCGTAGAGCCTCATTACTAGGATCTAATCCTAGCGCCTTCATTTTAGTAAATGCCTTAACTACTTCTTCTAATTGGAAAGGGGTAGTAGCCGCGAAATCCTGTAGGTTTTTAAATGCAGTATCGGCCGCTTGTGCCGAACCCGTAACCGTTTTTAAACTCGCTTCTAGTTTCTCGAATTGCGTTATAGTGGAAACCATACCGCCGATTAGCTTAGTTCCTAATACCGCAGTTACCCCCGCTATAGCTGTTTTAACGTTAAAGAAGGATTTAGATACACCTTTAGCGGATTTTTTACCTTTTTTTTCGAAGGCTGTTAATCCCTTGTCCGCGCGACTAAGTTCGCGTCGAAGATTACTTGTATCCGCGTCTATTCGTGCTACTAGTTCGGCTACTGTTGGCATTTTTTATCCTTTTCCAAGTCTTCGCGTATAGCGTCTAATTTATCTTTGTTACGTTCCATTAATGGTTTAAGTTTATCACGAAGAGCCAAGTATTTACTATAACCATCTATTTCGTCGTTAGGTTTAGTAATTCCTTTAGATTCACAATATACATCATATACGGAACAAAATTTAGCCATACCAATACGGAAGAATTCGTCCGAACTTCCCCCTAGTAACGCGCACCATATACCATGGAAGCGCATAACAGGGATTTTAAATAGCCCCGCAGTATTTACGGAGTTTTTACGGGCTTTCCCGGCTTTTTATTATCGTCCATCATTAAGCCAAGGAAACCGACTACGGCCGCCGCGTATTCTGCGTACTTTTTACTAGAGATAACAGCGTTTCCGATAGAATCTATAGTAAATCCGCGTCCGTCTTTTTCTTCTATAGCGTGATAAATAATAGTCGCTATATCTACGATACTAAAATCCGCCCGGCTAAACTGCATAATAATAGCTACTTCGCCTTTACCGGTTGCCTTTTGTATATTTGAGATATTAGCGAAATTCGCTATAAGTTTTACGTTTTCGTCGCCTAATTTTATAGATACGCTATTAGCTATTTCGTCTACTTCATTTACTACAGAAATATCGGCTAAATCTTGATTCATACTTTCTAACATGGTGGGTTACTCCTACTATTTTTTTATTATGTTAAGTCCGTGAATGTTACCGCGCCGGAACTTTGTATAGTTAAACTATACGTAGTCGCCCCGCCTTCTTCGCCGGATTCTTCTAACGAAGTCATAATACCCGTCATAGAATACGTACCCGCGCTACCGCCGGCAAGTCCCGGAATAACTACCGTCCAAGTGTCCGCAGTTTGTGCGAGCATATCGGTACGCATATCCGCGATTGTTGCATCGTCTAGATTAACACCGCTTAATGTTACGTCCGCGCTACGTTTACCGGCCGCCAAAAGTTCGCGCCACCCGCTAGAATCTTTGTTCGTTACGTCGATAGGTTCGTTATTTACTGAAATACTACCCGCGGTCGCCCCGCCTACTGTAGTACCACCCTTTACGATAAGGAAATCTCTTCCGTTCGTTGCTACCATTGTCTTATTCTCCTAATGTTTAAATATATATTTACTGTATTATACTACACTATTGAATAGTTACTAAGAAATCTAGAATCGCTCTATAAGTTCTTCCATCTTCCATAATAGCAACGTCGTCCAATCCATCCTGAATACTATCTACAAAACGCCCGCCCGCAACGGTTAGCGCCTGTTTTTCTAAGACGTCGAATATTGCGGCTTTAATATTCTCTATTTCTAATGGGGAATCGGTACGAGAATAAGCATATATACGTAGTTTATGGCTTTGTATTACTGCGTCTTTCGTTTTAAAACGTTGGTCGGTAGTTCTTTCACCGATAACGACGTAAGGATATGAAGTATTTTGGCGTGCAATTCCTGCATATATACGGCTACCAACTAATGCGGTTAGTCCTGCATCGCCTGAAAGTTCAGTATATATTGCAGTACGTGATTTTAAGCTACTGTCGGCCATAATTTACCCCTTTTCTACTACTTTTTTAACTGTTTTAGCTATCATAGCTTCGATACGTTTAGCATTCTTACTAAAAGTAGGTGCAAGCCAAGGCCTACCACCCTGCGAGCCCTCTTTAGTTTCTAACCAGTAGCCTTCCGGCGCTTGGATTCTACTACCTACTTCGATAGCATAACGCCCCGCACGTTCTACCGTGATGTTATTAACTAAATTCCCGGTATCTGTCTTAGGCATTTCGCCCTCGGCACTTGCCGTATGTGTTGCGCCACCTTTACCTCTTTTATATGTATTACCTGTCCGAGCACCTTTAGAAATCCCCTTAACGGCTTCGGCTCTAACTACTTCACCGGCTTTATTAATCGTGGAATATAATGCGTTATTCGTAGAATTACCTAACTTACGTGTAATACCCTTTAACCTACGATTAAAAGCACTACCACCTTTTAAGGTAAATCCTATATTAGACATTAACTAGCACCACCGCGACGCGCGTATATTTCTACTGTTTTATGCGCTTCGTTTACATCTACCATGTAACGGATGTTAAAATCTACACTGTCGTAGGTTAGCTTCCATTCGCTACGGTCGGTAGCGGCTAATAAATCGGCGACATTTAAGTAATCACATTCGAAAACAGTATCTACAAATTCTTTAATAGCGCTATCGGCTAACTTTTCCACGCCTCGGACTGGTTTAATACGACACCATATATCCCGAACATCCGTATAACTAGAAGCACTAAGGCCTCCTACTGCATCGCGTGCGCCTTCGGTAAATTGTTTTAATGTAACCACCCGGTTAAACTTGCTAGCATTACTTTTTTTACAAGCCATTAGTAACCCCCTATAGAACCGCTACGTATAACTGTTTCGTTAAATGAGATACCCATAAAAGGTTTACCTACACGAACTAGCTTAAACTGGTTTAATATTTGTTTTGTACCTTTAGGTAATTCGCATTCCCCGCCCCTAGATTCGTATAATTGCGTGGCGAATTGCGCGATAGCTGTTACCAGTGAAGGATCTATACTTTCTACGTCGCCTAATTCAACTAAGCCGGAAGTATAGGAAACTTGAACGGCATTAATTGTGCGTTGCGAAGATTGCCAAGTGTAACCACCTATAGGAAGAATTCTACCTTGTTTCTTATCTACGTAAAAGTCGGCGCTAGAAACTTCGCTAGCCGTGCCGTCGTCAGTGTAAAATATAAGGCTATCCACGTCTAAAACGGGAGGGTTTCCTAAATATATAACTGCGCGCGAACCTAAAAATGTATTAACAGTGTTTAACTCACCCCTTACCTGATCTATTGTTAGAATGTGATTAGTTTCTACTATTGTTCTACGTATATATTTTTCAATAATCATAGTAGCGGATTTAATATACTCCTTAATAAGCGCGTCTTCGGTTGCTACGCTAATTCTCATACGTGCTTTTAACAGTGCTACGCTTATCGGTAAGTTAGCGTCCGTTCCGTATGGGTGTTCGCTTTCAATGGATACATACATAATATTTCCCCTTATAAATCTTTAACGCGTAAGCGTACTTTACGGTCTATTACTCTACCGCTATTAGTGGTCACTTTAGAAGTAACGTGGTAAGTGTTTCCGTCTGTTCCCAACTTTAACCATACCACCGTCCCGGTACCTGTAAAAGGTTCGCCTGAACTAGGTTGCGTCGTATCAATAGCTAGCGGGCTAGCGTCACCTGTTACCGTACTTATACTATGAATAACCGAAGCTATTACTTCCGCACCAGTCAAAACATCCGTCCAGTCGATAGAATAGTCTAATATGTCGTTCGGGTCTTTGTCGTCCCATCTATAAGATGCCATTTTCTAACTCTTTCTTTAATTGGTTACGTTCTTTAACTAACGGCGTTTTAATATTAAAATATTTTTTCTGATATTCCGTAAGGTTACTTATCTGTCCGGCGCTTATAAGGGTAAATTCTAGCTTAGAAAGCTTCTTATCTAACCTTTCTAGTTCTGCGTCAATACGTGCGATATTTTCTACTATATCTTCTTCCGGTGTATTTTCTATGCTACTAACTACTACACCATTTTTCCAAAAATTCTGCTTCATTATAAAGTAAACCTCATCATTACGAACCAACAACCGTTCTGGGATGTCGATATGTTCCATGTTTCACTACTTAGACTTCCTAACGCTATAGAATGATCGTAAGAAGTCCCCACACTTTGTAAAAACCCCCATGTTGTAAGTGGGGAAGATGTAGTAACGTATTCTATACCTAAATTAAAAAATCTAGCGCCTTGCCCCCAACACTTAGCGAGGTTTCCATCACTAACTGAGCCTATCCAATATACACCGGCGTCTAGTACCGTTGTATCGGCCACGCTCTGAACACCTGTTGTTCCAAGGCTTACCGCGCCACTATCAAATACTAACGCCCCCGGTAGCCCGTTAGTTCCGTCGCTTTCCCACATACCGAAGCGCACAAATCTACTACCCTGCGCCGTTTGTACTACTATAGATAGATCTTTTAGTGTTAATTCTTTAGAAAGAGTAACTTTACATATACGCATTCTACCATCATCTAGGCCTTGCCTATCTTGGTCTAAAAAATCATCCGTTGATTGACCAGTGTAGTAAAAATCCGAAGAAATAGGATCTACGGCCGATGGTGGCGGTATAGAAGCCCCTCCACCACCAAGCGCAACTATTTCCGCAACTGTAGCACGTTTAACAGCATTACTACCTGTTACATCCTGAAATAGCACCAAGTCGGCCGTAGTAGGTGTTACGTCGCCAATAGTAGCGTTATTTAATGCGGCTAAAACATTAGTTTCATCCGTCACGTCCGCGCTTTCTTCTATAGTGTCTAATTTTGTTCCATCGGTAGCAATTGCCCTGCCGTCTACGGTGCTAGCGGTTATTATTGATGTATCTGATAGAATTCGCATAGCTTCGGTAGGTATATTAGAACCGTTAGCCGTGGTTTTAAAAACTATATCACCCGGGGAAGATGTTTCGGACACTGTACCGCTAGCTGGTACTACAAAATCTATACTACAGCATAAATCATAGTGACCTACACTCCAATAACCACCCAACAAAGAAAAAGCTACGTCGTTATTAGCTAGGGCGGCGTGTGTTTCGTCATTTGTTTTAGAACGTACACCAAGTATTAAAGCTTGTAATGTCGTAGAGTGTCTATGTATTACGCATTGCGCAGGCTCTGCCCCCCCAATGTCGTTAATCTTACAAAGTGCGCTATAAGTAACGCCGTTAATATTTATTCCTGCATTTTCAGTGCCGGGATCACCTACTACAAGATTACCGTTTATTTCTACTTCGTCAGTAGATAATTTTAACGCGGATTCTGTACCTTCTCCATCCTCTACTGTTCGTATAGTTCCGTCTATACCTGAATTAGAATTAGAAACCTGTAGCAAATCTTTATATGTAATTTTAGGGCTTTTACTCGTTAAATCGGCCATTATCCTAAATTCTCCCAGTTAGTAGTTATGTCTTCCCAGTTATTAGTTATGTCTTCCCAGTTATTAGAGGCAAAAACCACCGGGTCGCCTATCCATCTTCTAGGCTCTATAGCAGTAACGCCCCTTATGATAGCACTAACCGAAGCCGAACGGGAAATAGAAGCAATAGTAACAGTACGGCCTATTGTTCCCGCCGTTTGTGTTCTGCTACCGCTGTATAAATTGCTACTACTCATAACTATAGTATAGGCCAAAAAAAACCCCCTTACAATAAAAGGGGGATTTTACAAAGTAATGAAAATTTAGGGATAAGGATTACTTTGTTTCTGTTACCGGATTAGTCGCTTTATCATCCGTAACAATCTGTGCGTAAACGTCAGCAATTGCGTCGCGTACTGCGTCGTCGTCCATTTCGTCCGTAATTTCTACAGATTTAAGGGATTCGTTAGCGTTTACAAGTTCTATTAGGCCTTTACGGTCTAATGCGTCTAGGTCGATTTCTTCGTCTTCGTCTACGGGCTCTTCTTTAAGAATATCATTCTTTAGTTGTGCCTTGGTTTTTGGCTTGCCGTTAATAGTAGGATCTATTCCCATGGAAGCGGCTTTTTCAACAAGTGATGCTAGGTTAGCTTTGTTAATGTCGAATACTGGTTCTGTAGGTGTTTCCACTTTTTCAGGTGCAGGCGCGCTAGCAATATGACAAGTCCCGGACTTTTCCATATCAGCGATAAAGTCTTCGGAAATTTCTAATATATCGCCTTTTTCGTATGATGTAAGGCTTTTAGGGCTGTTTGTGGTAAAGCATTTACCATCTTTCAACATTTTAACTTCTACGAGTTTCATTTTTTTAACTTTCTTTTTAAATTTTTAGTAAAAAAAGGGGGGAGGCACTAACCACCCCCTTTTTATATCATACGGCCAACTAGATAGCAGGCTGTATAATTTTGCTTTCTTTAACAGCACTTGCCGCTAAAGGAATACCGTTTGTATGAGTACCCGTAAGGGTAATCAATGGACGGCTGTACTGTTTGTTACCAATGTAACCCATGCCTAGTACTACGTCGTCTTCGGCGGCGGCATCTATAACAACTGAATTAGTCGCTATGATTGTGTTGCCGTTACGTAAGATTACGTCGTCGTCCGCTACAGTTGTCCAAGCGCTGTTGTCTACGCTTTCCTGTAGGATTACTGTTAGGTATACTGATCCACTTAAAGTGTCGCCACTTTCGCCGATATTAACCAAGTGAGTAACACTTAAAGCGTCCGCACAATCTACACCAGTACAGGTAGGTGTAGTAGTAGAAACAACCGCATTCAATACTACTTCATGGTCTAATTTACTTACTAAATCACGCATTTTTTTAGTCTTTCATTAAAATATTTTAATTTAACTTAGTTCAAATAGTAGGGCGGTTTTATCCGCCCTATATTTAGATTAAGCAGGTTTTACTTTTAGGATTTTAGCCGCTTCGAAGTTGCTAACACCACCACCAACAAACTTGTGGAAACGGAAATTAACTTTACCGTCGTCCGCGCCTGTGAACGGGTCGATAAACATAAGCATAGAAGTAGTATGATCTACGATTGTGTAAAATTCGGCCAAGTCACCAAATAAAGCAACTAGTGCATTATCCGCGAATGTTCCGTCAGTTTCACTAGCGCCCGCAAGGTCGTCCATAAGTGTAACAGGATAGCCTTTTAGAGAATCCGCGATACCTTTAGCAAGGTCGCCACGGTTGTATAGTGGGTTTCCTGCTGTATCAGCTAGTTTCTCAATTGCGCCTTGTGTAAAGCGGTTCATTAAGTAACGAGCATTACGGCGATATTCTGCACGCAATGGAGTTTTCAAGTCTGTTAAATCACCATGAGCGATAACGTTAGAAGTTGCTGTAGTAACTTGCTGTACTTGTCCGTCCGCTGTACCTGATGCGTACTGCATCATGCCTAGAGGTTTTTTGAACCCATCACCAACTGCGAAAGCCGAACCTTCACCACGTGAAAGACGTTGAGCCGCCTTACGAGTGATGTAAGAATCCATATCGAATGCACGGTTAAGGCGCATTTTGTTAGTAATAGGAACTCTACAACGAGCTTCCATGATAGGGATTTCAACATCGTTGAATTGTCCGTCGTCGTCAGTATCGCGAGTTTCACGCTCGCCAACCCAACCGAAACCGAAGTCCGCGCCTTCACCCGGTAGAATTAATCCAGTAGTATCGGATTTTTCTACAGTAGCAAATTTACGAATATCTGAAAAGTCGCGCTGTTTTTCTACAATGCTGTTAGCCATGCGTACAGGTACTAAAGCACCACCGCCCGCTAGGGAATCAGTAGAAAAGGCTTTAAGTTCTTGAACTGTAGAAGTATCACCGTTTTTAGTAGCTACTTCTATTAGCGCATCTTTATATTCACCTACTAAACCTGAAAGTTTTTCCGGTGATGTAGTACCGCGCATTAAATTACCAAATTCGCGATGGTATTTAATTTCCAGCTCTGCACGTTCGCGGCTTTCGCCCTTAACGCCTGACTGTTCAATTAAGCTAGTCATTTCGTCTAAACGTTTACCCTGTTCCGTAACAGAATCATTAATCGTAGAAATATCAGCTTTAGTAGCGTCAAAATCTGCCTTAATTTCTTTAGCGCCGTCGCCCTGTAAAGCCACCGCTTCCGCGATACCTTTAACTTCCGAACTAATAGCGTCTAATACTTGTTCTTGATCCATAGTATGTTTACTCCGTTATAGTTAGTTTATTTTTAAGGTTTTGTAGTGAGTGTAAAACGCTTTCGGCTTTACGGCTCTCTATGCTCGCTTCGTCGGCATCATTGCCTTTAGTAGCGCTATCGTCGGCTTTTTCCGTAGAGTGGTCGCCCGGCTCTACTTCTTCAAGTGACAATTCTTTTATAGCTGTTTCGGCTTCTTCCTTAGTATAACCTAATTCTATTAGGCCTTGTAATACCTTGGCTTCGGCTTCTTCGCTTTTAACATTTGTTACCTTGGCGTGTACGTCCGCTTCGAAGGTAACTAGGGATACTTCCCCTAATTCAATTTCTATAAGTTCACGAGTACCTTTATCGTTATCGTCTTCGTATTTTACAGGTCTATAACCAATACTAAAACCATCTAACGCCCCCATTTTAGCGAGTTCGTAGGCATCATTTCCGCGGGTGGTGTCGGCGAATATTGCCTTAAAGAATAACCCTTTTTTATCTTCGCGTATTTCTACTGGGACACCTATAGGCTCGTAGCTATGATGTTGGTAAAGAAATTTAACGTTTCTTCCGCGGTTTTTATCTTGCAATGTTTTTTTAAATGCACCGGGGCGCACTGTATCGCCGTAACTATC